CTTGGACATCTTCGCTTAATTCGCTCTCATCTTCGAAGAGATACACTGGATCGAAGATGAGAGCGAATTAAGCGAAGATGTCCAAGATTGGAAAACCAAACTCTCCGGAGATGAAAAAGAATTTATCACACAAGTGTTGCGGTTGTTTACTCAATCGGACGTTCAGGTGGGTGAAAATTATCACGAACTTCTCATCCCGAAATTCAAGAACAACGAAGTGCGTAATATGCTTTCTTCGTTTGCTTCTCGTGAAGCGGTACACCAGAGAGCGTATGCCCTTCTTAATGACACGCTTGGTCTTCCCGACGAAGAGTATCACAAGTTTCTTGAATACAAGGAGATGGCGGATAAAGTAGACTTCATGAAAGAAGGTGATACATCTACGCATACAGGTCTGGCCCTTGCACTGGCACAGTCTGTATTCAACGAGGGCATGTCTCTGTTTTCTTCATTCGTGATGTTGTTGAACTTCCAACGTTTCGGTAAGATGAAAGGTATGGGTACAATCGTAGAGTGGTCTATTCGTGACGAAACCCTACACGTGCAAGGCAACGCAAAGTTGTTCCGTACTTTCTGTGAAGAACATCCTCGTATCGTCAACGATGAACTAAAATCTAAAATCTATGAGATGGCAAAAACCGCAGTTGAACTTGAAGACAAATTTATTCAACTCGCCTTTAAAGGCAACGATGTACAGGGTCTTACAAAAGAAGAAGTACGCAAATACATTCGCCACATTGCTGATCGTCGTTTGCTACAACTTGGACTTAAGACTAAGTTTCGACAAAAAGACAACCCTCTACCTTGGTTAGACTGGGTATTGAATGGTGCGTCGCATGATAACTTCTTTGAGAAGCGAGTCACCGAATACTCAGTGGTTGGAATGGAAGGCGACTGGGGGTGGGAAGAGGTTGCCTGATGGAATTCGAATACGAGTTTGAGTGCCCAATTTGTGATACGGCGATGTCGTTGGTGGTGAAAGAATGCGAAGAACCACCAACGCATTGCCCCATGTGTGGATCGCCTAGCGACGAGTACTGGGAAGACGTATGACTTGGTACATGAACGGAGAAGTATTTGATCCAACCGAAGACTTCTTACAAGATTATGTCGGGTTCGTTTATTGCATCACCGATAAAGAATCAGGCAAGAAGTATGTCGGTAAGAAATTTTTTTGGTCTGTCCGCAAACTCCCGCCATTAAAGGGCAAGACTCGTAAACGAACCAAGAGAACTCAGTCTGATTGGCAAAAGTATTTTGGATCAAATGAACAACTCAAGTTACTTGTAGAGGAGCGAGGCGCTGAGGCATATGACCGCGAGATCCTCCGCCTGTGCGCCACCAAAGGTCAGTGCTCATACTATGAAGCGAAAGCGCAGTTTGACCGCGATGTCCTTCTCAGAGACGATTATTTTAATGAGTTCATAGGATGTAAGATACATTCTAAACATTTAGGATAGTATAAATATTTTTATATGTGATTTGATTTTTTTGGAGTAATATAATGGCATTATCAAACAGTCTACAAGTATTCGAAATTCTTGAAAAAGCGTCAAAGCTTAAGAGTAGAGATGAGAGAATCGGTATGTTGAGAAGCAATAAAATTATGCCCCTGTTAGATGTACTGCGGGGCACCTTCGACAGCACCATCCAGTGGAATCTTCCGGATGGCAGTCCACCATACACCCCGAATCAAGAAGACAACGCTAAGTCGTCTCTTCTAAAACAGCATCTAAATTTCAAGTATTTCGTCAAGGGATTGCGCGAGAGCAGTTCACTTCCGGCAGTTAAACGTGAGCGTATGTTCATTGATTTGTTGGAGTCAATTGACCCGCGCGATGCAGAGATCGTCGTATCGATGATCAACAAGAAAAGTCCACATAAAGGTTTAACGAAGAAACTCGTACAGGACGCGTTTCCTGATCTGATTGTGGAATAAATTTGACTTTATGACTTTGAAAAACTATTATTAAAGGAGGCACTTCCATACTATATTATTGAGTCTATAATCCAAGTAATAAAACAAGGAGGTCTTTATGGCTACATTCAATCAGTTAGAACGACTGAGAAGAGATTCACGAAAACTTGGCAATTATATTCACAAACTGCATAAAAGGGGGAATTCGAATAAAGCGCATCATCTTGCAAGAAAACAATTGTTTTTAGATAGCGCATTATCCGAAGTCGAATCTCGCGTAAGGAGGTGATCCTATCTGGACATGCCCTCTTTATGGGGGCATTGTTCTCCTTTGACTTATGGAAAAAACATTATGCCAACATATGATTTGAGAAATACCAAAACTGGAGAGACTAAAGAAATGATTCTCTCTATTAGTAAAAAAGAAGAAATGGTTGCCAGCGGCGATTGGCAGCAAGTACATCTCTCTGCTCCTAAAGACGTGACACACGTCGGTAGTATGATCGGTAAAACGTCAAGCGACTGGAGCGACCACCTCAAGAACATCAAAAAATCCACCGGAAAACGTGTTACCAATACGGTAAACGTCTAACAAACCAAGAGAACAAGCAATGAACAAGCAAGAAATATTCGAGCAATTAAAGATCGACGAGGGCGTAGAGTACAAAGTCTATAAGGATCACCTGGGTTATCCTACCTTCGGTGTCGGTCATCTAATTACGAAGGATGATGAAGAGTTTGGGAGCGAAGAAGGCACTCCTATCTCTGAAGACCGTGTCTGGGAAGCATTCGAAAAAGACCTTAACACAGCGATGAGCGAGTGCGTGAACTTATATGGCAATAAGTTCTTAATGTGGCCAGAAGAAGTGCAACAAATCGTTGTTAATATGATGTTTAATATGGGTCGTCCTCGTCTCAGCAAATTTAAAAACTTCCGCGCCGCGATGGAAGACAGAGATTGGAAACGTGCCGCAGTAGAAGGTCGTGACAGTCTATGGTATCGCCAAGTAACAAATCGTGCAGAACGTCTCATGACACGCATGGAGAAAGTAGGAGAGTAAAAAGTATCATGGCAAAGTACAATCGTTTCGATCCGAGAAACAAAAAGAAAGACCGCCATAAAAATCAGTATCTTGACCGATCATCGCAAAGAAGGAAGGTGAAGAGAGATGAATACGATGAACAAAATTTCGAAGAAAGGTTAGTCTCGAAATACAATTGAGGTAGTTATGTTTGAGAATTTTTTACTGTGCTTTGTCTCAGTGCTATTGATCGTCACTCAGTATAATATCTGGGTGGTTAAGACTCAATTAGAGTCATTGAAAGAAACTTTAAACAAGTTGGATTTACCAGAATGAAGACTATGATCTATCAAGTTTGCATCGGTAAAGCAGCAAACTCTAAACTCTACAAGCATTGTATTCAAAGCGTTGCGGATTATTGCGAGAAACACGGGTTCGAACACATTGTTCAACGTACACCAAAACTGCGAATCAAACCTAATGTATTTCGTACGAATCGAAGTAAAGATTCTTATGAAAAGCATGGCGGTTATCTTCCGATATATGAGAAGGAACAGGCATTCGCATATCTTGACCAGTATGACCGTATTGCGATCATCGATGCTGATATTTACATTCGACCAGACTCTCCGAATATCTTCGAAGATTTCGGTGACGAGCATGCCTTTGGCGCTGTCTGCGAAAGAGAAATGAATATCACTCAACAGTATAAAGACAAGATCATCAACTACTCAAACATGCAGTATTCTTCACTGCACAATCCTTCTGTTGGCATAGACTTCAAACCAAATCAACTTGGACATGAGTTCTACAACATGGGTATGATCCTATTGAACTGCGAGAAATTTACTCCGTTCTTAAAGGGACAGACACCGAAACAATTTATTGAGCGAAACGAGTTCGCTAACTTTGTTGACGGTATGGGAACTTGGAAGTGGAGTACAGATCAAACCCTCCTAAATTACTTCCTAAAGAAATATCGTATTCCGACCAAGCATATGGAGTGTAAGTGGAATGGTTTGTATACTGCTAATGCTAACATCCAAGAATGTCATTTCGTACATTTCTTTCTAAAAGATAGGTTGCCCTCGGCAGGTGAAAATGTCGAAGAACTCATGGAACTGATATGAAACGAATTATATTGCAACACTGGACGGGAAACCTTGGAGAACTCGAAGAGCGGTCCAAAGCAAACATAGAAGAATATGCTAAATTTTGCGACGCAGATTATTCTTTATTGAGGGGCGACCTCTTTAGGGCAGGAATGACTTCCCCTTGTCAGAAACTTATAATGTTAGATGAGCAGTTCGATGAATACGACACAGTCGTAATGATGGACATTGATATGTTTACTCGTAAGGGGATGACGAAAAATATATTTACTGACGATAATGGGATTGGAAGGCATTACAATATTCAAGAATCTTTGGTCAGAAACTTAAAGAGAAGGTTTCCCGATCTAGGTGATCCAGCGTACCCATACTGGGGCGGATCAATATATCGAATTGAAAAAGAAGTTCGTCAAAGGCTGCGCGAAGAAATAGTTGAGTCAGAAATAAAACGGTTCAGCGGTAATTATGAAGACGAAGGAATAATGCATCGTTTAGCAGTTCGAGCGCGCATGGAAGTTAATGACAACACCTACTTGGACAAAGACATGTGGAATCGCTCATCCTTTGAAGAAAATGTTGGCGAGGGCCACATTATTCATATTAGG